ATTATATAGCAAAACTGTCAAAATAACAACGTTACTATACCCCTAAAAACTCAATCATTCCTATAACGAGCCAGTATTTTAACGGGTGCTGGCTTCAATCTTTCAAATAAACATAATATTAAATTTGGAGCATCCGAAAAAGTAATCGGGAACGTTAAAGGAAAAACATTACTTGGTCTATCGAGGTCTAAAAAGTGTACGATCATAGTAAATTTAGCCTCTTTAATAGTACCAAAAAAATAAATCGGTAATGTAAAAGGGAAAAAATTACTATGCACGATACCGTTTAGTATCTCAATTCTTATATCAAAAAAATCAGCCAACGCAATAAAATCCGGCGTGCTGGTTAAATTCATTAAAGCGTATTTTGCAATCACATATTTTCTACGCATTTCTATTGTTTGACCTTCTGGCGAAAAACATTCATCAGGAATGCCGAGCGATCGTTCCCATTCTTCAATTAAATTAAAAGTGTCCGGGATATATTCTTCGTCTTCTAATTCTTTTAGCTTTGCCTCTACTCTGCCAAACTCATAAGAGAATGCTTTTAATAATTCGCGTAAATTTGAATTATCAATATTTTTAGCGCGAAAATAATCACCGTTAGGTAAATAATTAGCGAGTGACTGTGTGTTAACCTCTAATGAGTTAACAATAAAATCAGTTTGTGGGTCTACAAAATCCATATTATACATTCCACGTTATATTACCTAAAACAGCTAATTCACCATCCGCCACGGTGATATCACCTACTGGTGCCGATAAAGCAAAAGTTTTAACAAATTCGCCGGTTTCAGGGTTTAAAGTTTGATAAATCGCCGAACGATATGCGTCCTCTATTAAGTCCTCGCCGACATTTGGTACATCTTTAAATAATAACTCTAAATTATCCTCAATTGCATCACGCATCGCTTGTGAATCTGGGTCTAAATCAACAAAAACAAAATCGACTTGTACTTTTGTTGGCGCATATACGTGAACATCTTCATCACGCATTGGCGCGGTTTTAATTTTTAAAATTTCGTCCTTAACTGTAGCAACTTCGCCGGGATCTGGAATAATATCGTCATCATTATCACGCACAAAATAAGTTTCACATTCCCCTGCCACTGGCGTTGCGTCAAAAACCCAAACGCGCGTAACACCGGGGATTGCTTTTGCAACTCTGGTTATATCTGCATCATTAAAATTCGATATTGGGTTGGCATAAGCTTCTAAAACTCTGGCACGATATTCGTCGGTAGTTTCTTCATCGGTTCCACCGGATATTTTACTAAATTGCACATAAGCGTCATCATCCACCCCCGCAATAGGTGTTTTTAATGATAATTTGGCACCATTTCCTAAATTTTTATCCGCGCCGGTCTCTACGCTTTGTACTTCGACGCTTGCCATATCTGTTGTGGCTGTAATGCTGCCAGTAGCCGGCGTAACTGGTGTACCTGTGATTTCATAGGTAAAGGTTTCATCGCCTGTGACGGTTATGGAAAATGTGCCGTTATATTCGCCTTGGTCTGCCCCCGCAATCGTCATATTAACATTACTTGCTACGTTATGCGCAGCGTTAAAAGTAGCTGTGACCGTGGTTCCGCTACGTGTAAGGGTTTTCACTACTAAAACGTGTTGCTGGATTACGTAATTTTGGCTAATAACTTCATATTCGATCTGACTTTCTGTTTGATATAAAGTGCCTGCATCAATGATGCTGCCAGCGGTTCCAGTTGCCGTTATAAAGCCTTTTGCCACGGAGGCGGGATTTACATCGATTCCCTTAAAAAGCCCGTGACGGCGTATAAAATCAACGTCTGTGGCAGTATCAACAAATCGCTCATTTTGAGCTTGTTTTTGCTGTGTATAAAGATCATACAATCTACCGGCATTGCTAACGCCAAGTGCCCTAATTATAGAAGCTCGCAAGAATGGGTTTAATTCAGGTAATTCATTCTGAATATCGGTCAAAATTCGATCAACGACTTCCTGTCGGTTAGCCGGATATACTATAGTCATCCTCAAAATCCTTTTTGTTTACTTTAAAAGTAATTTAATCCATTAAATCAAAGAATTTAAGCCAACTCCTCGCTTAATTCTTCAATAGTATTTTGCCACAAACGAAAGCCTTTGTTTAGCACTATATCTTGTCCAATAAGCAATTGTATAGCTAGTAATAGCCGGTTTTGACTATCATATTCAGCACCAACAATAACTTTATCGACATACTTATCATCAATTAGCCACTTTAGGGCGTTATTTACGTAAGTTATCGAATTATTTAAGCTGTTTTGATCCGCTCGTGCTTGGGATAATAACCAAAGCTTTGAACCCATTTCAAAATCAGCAAATCCAAGAAACGCATTACCCCACCAACCGCGCCGTTTTTCTGGTGGAGCAACTTCGCTTGGCTTAGCCCTTCTCTCACAAAAAATCGACATTAATAACGCGCTTGTAAAGCCGTCTGTCGAATATAGGTCGCCATTATCGAAGCCTAGATCGTAATACCCTGCGCTTGTCTTTTGTAATAAAACATCAACAAATGCCATTTATAAAGTCCTTTTAGCCTGTTATACGCCAATATGGCGTTTTAAAATATCCTTTTACCCTATTTTAAACTATCTTATGTAAAGATTCTATTACTAACCTTACACATAATCTTACACTTTAGATTGAGGTATTATTGCCAGAACCGGTTATTGTTCCAGTATATGGCGTACCGCTTATCACAACGGTTACCTGATCCCCCAACCTAGCAATTTTCGCTCCTCCTGTGCCTAAATTCGTTTGCGGCGCATCAACATTAACATTGCCAGAAGCCGTTAAGTTAACCGCACCAGATACGTTTAAATTAACATTCCCATTAATAGTTACATCCATTTGCCCTTTTGATTCAATTTCTATTTTACCGTCGGCTTTAAAATATACGTATGAGCCAGTAAATGGGCTACCGACTTTAACTTCGCCAACTGCTAGATTTTTAAACCTATCATTTTCTGAAAATGGCATCGCAGCGCGATTATTTTCGTAACCTTGTAAATTCCAGATTAACACTGGTATATTAAGCGGGCAATTACTATATAAACCATAAGGTGAAATATATTCAGCATCACCAGCTTTACCTAAGTATGAAACTTGAAAAATTTGATAATAAGAGCTATTAGTAGAGGTACGAGTAACATACCCCCGTTTAATTAAACTCTTAATCTTTGTTAATAATGCTTTCATTATCTAAACTCCAAAATAACCAGAACCCATATTACTATCTTTTTTGTCTTTGTCTGGGCGTTCAATTTCTAAAGTAAAAGACTTTTCCCATTTACAAGTTAAACTTGTTTTTGAACCTTCATCTAGTGATTGCGAATATGTAACATCAGTAATTAATAATCTTGCGTTAATATCTGCAAATTCATCGATAATATGCACTAAATAATTTGGCTGCCATATATTATCCGGGTCTTTTGTTGGGATAAAACCTTGCACATCGCATTTATAAACCATTGCGTTTGCTTTTCTAAAATTAGCCTCCCATGATGCCCTATTTTCTGCGACTGGGTTTTCTTGATTATCGTCTGGCTGAAAATAATAAATTCTTGAATTTCTTATTTCACTATCAGTTGCTTTCCCCGATTGATTGGCAATTTCCGAAGTTGCAAATTCCTTACCAAAAATCGCAGCCGATCCCGCATTGCCAGAAGCAGAAGCATTATATAAATTAAAACGTTTACTATCATCATAAGTTACTGATGATGTTAATATTTGCCCCCGTGTATCGCGTTCGGTGGATAAAACTGTTTGTAATACCTCACCAGTTGATCTCTGAAATACAATATTGCCGTCACCATCTGTTGTTAACAAAATTTGGCTTTTTTTTGCATATTTTTCGAGAAAATCAAACGCCGTTGTACCAACGCTATCAGTTGCAATGTTTTTAAGTGTTTTTAAATCATAATTATTCACAACTTTGATATCGTTTAAATTAATTTTTGCAAGCATTTGCTCGACCATTTGTTTTAAAGTTATTGGCGGTCTAAATTCAATAGTTGGGTCTGGTTGGCTATCGACTAAATCATTTGTGCGATCGCGTCCACTTACAGTTATTTCGTGTTCGTCGCTTTCAAGTTGCACATCTATTTTCTCAATCCAACCGTTAATAACTGGAACATCTTCGACTAAAATTTTGCATTGTGATCGCATTTTTATAGGGAAAGGTTTACCGGGAATTGCGCTCGCAGTAAATGAAAACGTACCGCACATCTTTTCAAGTGATTTTGTGACGTTTAATCGCTTCCATCCTGTAAAGCGTGTGCCATCAATTTCAAGATATACGTTACCCATTAAACCTCCAAAATCTTCACGACGTTATCAACAACTGCGGGATTAAAAATGCCGTTTAAATTTATAATTTGCTCATAATCATCAACATTGCCGTAATACTGATAAGTTAAAACTGTAGCAGGTATTGGCTTTGTAGAGATTTCAACAATTTTGTTAATAACAAGTCGTTTTTTCTCGAAAAATATTCGTATTTGATTTCTAAGCTCGTTTATATCGCTTAACAATTGATTAGAAAATTTATCGCTTTCACTATTAAGGAGATAATCATAATTATTATCCAAAATTTGCGCTGTATCGTTTAAATCCTGTTCGTTGGCGTAATCGATGTCTTTTGCCGAATCAATTTGATTAGCAAAAGCCAAAGCATTAATTGCGCCGTTAATATATTTTTGATTATCGTTACGTTGTTGAATTTGAGTTGTTGGCAAATCGATAAATTCATCATCTCCACCAAAACCAAATAATTGTGAACTTGCATCAAACCTTGTTTGCCCATCTGTTGATAAATCATCGAATGAAGAAACAAAATCAGATAAATTGCCCCCGATGTCGCCATTATGTGACGTAATTTTAAAAGCGTTATTATAAAAGTTATTCGATTGTGTTCTAAACTCTGTGCTACTTACATTAAGCGATTTTGTGGTATTAGAAATTAAATTAAGCGTATCGGTTAAACTACGTAACTTTTGTGCTGAAAATGCAATGTTACGCGCAAACTGTGCGATATATTGACCGTTTAAATCGTCTTTGATAAAATCGTATAACTTCCGGTACAAATCCGCTATCTTTGAAATATTGTTTGTAGAAGCATCAGGGTAGCGGCTTGTCTCTGCTTCTAAAAAGTTTAGTGTAAAATTGGCAATCCCTGTGCTGGTTAAATCTTCACTAACAGTATAACCAGTGCAAACACAATTAATATTACCCAAGAAAGGGTGAACAAGGATACCGATACCCTCATCATTGAGCGCATCTTCGAGAGCTTTCTTACTGGTTTCATAAAAAAATCCTTGTATAATTGCTCTAATACTAAAAGTACGTAAGTTTTTTCCAAGGTCTTCAACAAAACGAAAATCCTTATTCGGATATTCATGTACAACTGTTTTTCTTCCAGCGTTAACGTCACCGTTTATATAAATAAACCCGGCTCCCTTAAAGCTTGCTGGATATAATCTATCTTGTAAAAATGACATTTCAAATTTCCCTATTAATAAGATGTCAACATATTTGTACCTAAGTTAAAACCTAAATCGCCCCCATCGCTTTTACCATACATGCGATCAACAAAATTACCCGGATCATGTAATGCAATATTTACATCACTCCTGACGCGCTGTTGTGGCATTGTAAGAGGCATAAATGTTTGTTGGCGTGCAAATGGTTGCGCTTGTTGCAACATAGTTGCCTTTTGTGTTGCAACTGCACCCTTATGATGCGAAAACAGCGAAGATATTTTTTTAATAGCGTGCAAAATCATCATGATAGGTTTTACAATTAAAATATCTAAAATATGTGCAACTTTTTTAATTACTCCAAATAATCCAGTGCCTATACTGTCTCTTATACACATCTGACGCTGCCGACGAGCGATCTAGTGTAGATCTCGG